AGTAGATTTCTTAGGTTGGATTAAATATTCAGCATAATCCTCTGCACTAATTTTTTCATCTTTTAAAACAGCGACTTCTTCATATAATTCATCAACAGGTCTGCCTGTTATAGCTAAACTACCAACAACATTTTTTGCATCTGATTCACATAATTCAGTAGCTAATGGCACACAGTTTGGAACTTCTTTTCCATCTTTTTTCTTTGTACCAATTTGTTCATAGCCATCCCAACATGGTGCTTTCAATTCCTGATCATGATTCTCGCATGGCATATAATAAGTAACACCCTCAACCTCATGCTCATGATACCCCTCGCAACCCATTTCTTTTGCTTTTTCTATTGCTTCTTCTTTTGTATCATATGCTTTTTTTCCATCAATCATTTTTAAATCAACTCTAAACTCATATCCTGTTTCTTCTTCAATATCTTCCTGATCCTGAACTTTGGAATCAACCTCAGTAAATTCTAATGGTTGTAATGTTGTAAAATAGAGGTTTAAGGCAATATCATTGTATGCTAATATCTGATCAAAGCAATCAATTAATAATTCTTGAAAAGGTCTAATAACTGTATTATC